AGGAATTTGTGTTGTAGTTAAAAGTACATTGTTTGTGCCATTTACTGAGTTTAATGTGTATGTAGGATTACCTGCCACTGCTGGATCCACTGCAGCAGCCATTGCTCCTCCAGGAACACCTGTTGTTACACCTACACCCACTCTACCCCTTTTATCAGGAGTACCATTAGATCCATTACATATATAAATCTTATCCCATCCTAAGCCTGCAATACCTGCTCCAGAACCATCAAAATTACTTAGAGTACCATAATATTCCACTGCAGTGAATGGAACCATTTTAACATACTGTTGTGCAATAGGAGCTATTGAATTTAGATAGGCTTGTATTAATGCATCTAGATCAGCAAGTTTAACATAGTTTGTATCTACATCTACAGCAAGAGCTACTAATGCAGCATCTACATCACAAAGTTTTGTAATTACAGCTTGTAAGATATCATGTGTACCACTTGTAGCAGATACGCCTGTTAAACAATCAACATCATAATTTCCCTCAAGAGCTGCAAGCTCTGCAACAATTACATCTATTTGATCTTGTAAATCACATGCTGCTTTAATTAATGCTATAAAAAGATTTAACGCATTTAAGTCTTCACAATCAGGAAGATATTGATTAACCACCTCACAAATAATTTCAGGATCTATAGTTAGTTTAATTCCTGTACCATCTAATGTAGATGTAAGAAATGTAATTATACATTGCTCTACATAAGATAGAGAGTCACCTGTTTGTATTCCCAAAACAGGAACATCTATTCCTGTATATCTAACACATTTATCTGAGACAATCTCAGTACATCCATTATAGCAATTTGAGCAATTGTCCATTATTTATATTTTAAAAGTTTTACCCTACTAGCAATCATTTCTACAGTGAAACATGGAGCATAATCTGAATTACAAAATTTATACGTTAGTATTCTTTTATAATTCAAAAGATCCATTATAGCTTCTGCTGGTATAGGTTGGTTTAATGAATAGATAATATTATTATATAGAGTTCTTGCTAATTCTGTTAGTCTGCAATCTATATCAATTAAAAGTGCTGTCACTGTAGCACAGGCTGGATAAGTGGTGAGTCTAGGAGTTAACATATTTTATAACTTGTTTAAACTTTGTAGCAGCTGCACGACACATTGCACAAAGACCATTAACTAATTGACAACCACATCCAAAATTTGCTTTACATCCTCTACAAGTAGCCATATCATCCAAAGTTTACAACATAATTAGTACCAGAGCAATAACAGTTATTTTTAATAAAATTATCTAACATACTGTTTGCTTGAGTATATAATTTATTAGATTCAATTATTGCACAATTATTTGCAGCAGCAATAGATGCCTGTATAAAGAAATATATACTTGTAAGATTAACTTTCTGTTGAGTCTTTATAGCTCTATCGCATTCCATCATGTCAAGTTTCATAAATGCTCCATCAAACTTTTCTTGTATTTTATCCACTCTCATAATGCTTTTTTCAACAAAGTTTTCATATGCTGGTTCAACAGTGTATTTAAGTGTGTATATTCCATCAGGAAGAGGTATTAAAGGTTGCCCCAAAATACTTAGTCCTAGTGAAGCAGATGTAAATATATTAAAATCATTAGGTGTAAAAGGAAGAATTACAAGTCCTAATGAAGGAACATTTATTTCAATTGTAGGAGATACTACAATGGGAGGAGTGGTGGGATATGTTGATGCATCAGCCACACCTAATGTTAACGTACTATACGTAGGTACTACTATTATATCTAGATTTAAAGCTGGCATAATTAGTTTAAATAAATATGCCAGAGGATCTGAGAAATCCTCTCACCTCTGGCATAGGTTATGTGATATTTAATTTACAACTACCCAATTATGGAATTAAAGTGGAAGTGGTTGTAGTGGTAGGCCAAATTGTAGTGGTGGTAGAAGTGGTTGTAACACAAGTGTTATCATGAACCACAGTACCAAGAGCAGCTTCCAATACAGTTTCAATAGCAGCAGCAATTCCACTTACAACAGAATTAGGAGCAGCAATGATCACCATAGAGTCTTCCATGATATAATCACCATACTGATAAGCAGACTTGTTATACTCATTGAACTTAATGTAATAAGTATCATAAGTCACTCCTGAAGATACCCAAGACTCAAAGTTCTCATTGTATCCAGCCATTCTGTAAAGATGCTTTAAGTATCCTGCTTGGTAGCTGTAGAAATTTTTCTCTAGTTGAGCAATTTCAGCAGATTGACCTGAAGCATAAGAAGAACGTTGAATGATGATTGGATCAGCAACAACATCACAATTGTCAGCAACAATAAAGTCAGCAGTAGTAGCAGGACCATTGTATACAAAAGTTCTGAAGTACATTCTATCATATTCAAAAGGGAATGCAGCAACATCACATGGTTGACCATATACAGTTAGAGGCTTTCCAGTAATACGAAGGATTGCAGAAGCGTCATTACCTATACGTTGGAATGTGTAGAATGTATTGAAGCTAATGTTATCAGGATTGGTACCAGGAGCTTGTTGCTCTAGTTTAGCAATAACACTATCAATAAATTCAGGAATATCAACTTGATCACAAGGATTAGCATCACAATCACAGCAAGGAGCTTGAACAGTTACTGAACGAGTGAAACCATTGAAATACAAAGTGTCAATGTAAGAAGAATGTGCACGAAGAGTTAATGTAACTACATCACTACACTGTACATTCCAATTAGTTACATCAGTAACTTGTGTAGCTGCTGTTGGGCAACCAGTTACTGTGTACCATTCAGTCACATTAGAATTGCAACCAGAACCTGATGGACATCCTTTAATCTTATCAGAACGTTTAGATCCTTGTAGATAAGTGTTTGTTCTACCTTGAGCTATGTAAAAATAAGGAGAAGCAGCAATATTACCAGCTGTTGCTAGAGAATAATCACTTCTAAAAATACCCACTTGACCTGCAGTGAGGTCTTGGGTTGAACCAGAGCTAGGAAGAGTAGTCTGTCCTACTGGAACCACGAATAACGTGGTTAATGAAAAATCAGCCATTTTTTATATTAATTTAATTGTTTAAAAATTTATTCATTTGTTTGTATTCTGTATGCTGCACTTTGTACAGCAGATTGATTCTCAGTATACATTGCAAGATTTTGAACTGTAAGATCTAGAAGTTCATCTTCAAGATATAATTCAAGTTCACAATTTCTGTCTACTGATGGATTTCCATCAAATCCAACATATCCTGTTTTATCAATGTATACAGGATATCGCATATACATTATATTAATAGATGTTGGTGTAAACGTACCATCTGTAAATATACTCATATCATCAGTGGCAAGATAATTGAATGTTTCTTGATATTCAAATGATGGTTTGTAATGATCATTATTTAAAAGAAACTGTAAATCACCATGTTTAGTTAAATCATTATTTATCCAAATCTTTCTATCCTTACATCTACCCTTGTCTGCTAATACATAGCAATCTAAGTAGAACATGTATTTTGGTAATAGGGTGGTTACATTTGCTTTCCATTGATTTAATTGTTCATCTTCTAATGTCAAAGGAAGTGGTTGATGATTATAATCTTCAACTAAACTTTGTAAATCTTCATAACGTTTCTTGAAAGAATCAAGTCCCATTCCACTAGATGTACTAAACCCATCAACCTTTTGCTTAATTAACTTAATCTGAGCTTCATTTAAAGCTAAGATTTTGTCTTCAAGATTAATTTGCTGATGTTCGTTAGAGGATAGCTTATTTAGTTTTTGATCTATTTTATATAATAAACTATCTACAGGTATCATACAGATGCTAATTTTTTAGATTTAACTTTTTGTTCTAGAGTGATTAACTCATCTTGGTTATCATCATCAGCAAGGAATTTGATTAAATCTTCTTCATCTTTTGCTATTTCAAACTCCCCTTCATAAACTTTACCATTAGCTTTTGATCTATAAACAGAATGAGTAATTGCTTGTTTTACAAGATCTTTAATATGGAGCAAGTTTTCTTTCATGTCAGCAAATCTGCCAAACACTTCAACAGGATTCAGTCCTTGGAATTTACCATTAGCAAACTCTGTTTGTTTAAGAACATTATCTACTAAGTTATATACCACTTCTTCTTTAGTCTCATCTGTAACAGGTAATCCTAATAATCGTGCCACTTTCCTTTTCTTTTCAGGACTCATTGAATCAAATTTGACAATAGCCTTATTGATCAATTGTTTCTTCTTATAGATGACAGCATTTTCTATTTCATCATCAGCTACATAAAATTGTGTGTCAGCTGAATATTCTCCACGTTCCCAAGCTTGGTAACTAGAAGCAATTGTTGGATGAACACGTAACCAAGAAAAAGCTAATTCCTGAAAGGGATTACTTAAATCGAAATAGTTATCACCATCTAGTAACTTAACAGATTGTACATGAAGTACATCGTCTGCAGAACTTGATAAACCATAGTTCCAAAAAGAAGAACGTGGTCCTAAATCAACACTACCTAACGCTTCTTCAAGTTTTACTTTAAGAGATTTAACACGTTCAGTTTCTAATTCTTTTTCTAGTGGATCTTGAATTCTGCGAATGTAAGCAGCATTAACATCAAGTCCTGTTCTGTATTGACCATCCAATTCCTTATAAGGATATTTGAATACGCCTGTACCAGGAATTCTTGTCAAACCTTGTGCAGAAAGTCCTCCTTGCATTGTTTGTAATTGAGAATTATTATAATCTCTTTTAAGTGTGGCGATTTTTCCTATCTTGCCCATAATGTAGTTTAATTTATTTTTGGTTTTATTATTGCAGAGTGTTTCTATCGAAAGAAATGCAAAGAGACATATAATCTCAGTCATCACTCTGAAAAGAGAATATAGGCTCCTACAGGTGGGAGGATGTAAGGAGCCTATTTCTCAGAGAAAAAATCTAGTATAAGAGACCAGTTCTTATGGGATGGCTACTAGATATATTCTATTATTAGAATTGAGGAATTTCTTCAATCAATACTGTACGAGACAAATCTTCAATAAAGATATCACAACGATC